CAAAATACTAATTTGGTTGGCAAAATTGGAGGTTTCCATGTGAGTGGTGGTGTTGATACTGGCACATCTATTGTTATTACCAAGGAAATGCTGGAAAGAGATCTTTATGTAAAGGAAATCAATCCAGTGGGTCCACCAGTTTTTGAAAAGGTGCAACAGATAGTTGAAGAAGATCATGCCAATCTGTATCCCCTACCCGAAGGACGCTTTAGTCTGATTGGTAAAGCGCCAATCGGCGAGGAGATATTTCAACCAACGTGGACTGAAATTAGACCATCCAAAATTCATGGAAAAGTGTATCCAGTTACTACTGGGCCTGCAGCACTCTCCGCAAAACATCCGCAGGCACGTGAGAATAATTACGACCCCCTTGAACAAGGAATATCCAAAAATGGAGAGGGTGGAAAGGACTTCCCACAACGTTTGATTGATGAAGTTCTCGAGTTTACCATCTTAGAGAATTCAGAAATCGATCCTCATTATCCCCGCGACATCCTATCTGAGGAAGAAGCCATTAATGGTTTAGAATCAGAACGGTACTTGGAGAGGATTAACATGGACTCGTCACCCGGTTATCCTTATACCAAACTGAAGAAGAGTGGACAGAAAGGCAAATCTGCATTTATTGCTGGTCAAGGAGAGGAGGACCTCAAGGTAGTCAGTGAGGAATTAAGAAAGAGACTAGATGAGCGAGAAAAGCAGGCGAAATTAGGTGTTCGCGTGCCGACAACTTGGTGTGATACTTTGAAAGACGAAAGAAGACCCAAAGAGAAGATCCATAAGACCCGGATTTTTAACATTGCCCCCATCGATCATACTATACTAACGAAGCGTTATTTCGGAAGATTCATATCGTGGTATATGAAAAATCGCACTAAACACTCTGGTGCAGTTGGAATTAATGTCGATAGTAAGGAATGGCATAACTTGGTGATGAAAATGCGAGAGGTTGGTGACTATGGTTTTGATGGGGATTATTCAAAGTATGATTCTAAGATGCGGTCTCGCCTGATTTGTGAGTATTTTGTTGACCTCGTTAATTCGTGGTATGATGACGGTGAGGAGAATGGGCGAGTGCGCCGCGTTCTCATGGAAGAAACAGCTTTCAGTGTGCATCGTTCCGGAAATGTCATTTATTTGGCGTATCAAGGGAACAAATCTGGAGGAGT